CTTACAATTACCTTGCCCTTGTGAATGAAGTGCAGCGTCGGCTTAACGAGATTGAGCTTACTACTGCTACGTTCATTACTGCTCGTGGTGCTCATGCACAAAGCAAAGATGCTGTTAATGCTGCTATCCGTCACATCAACCAAGAAGAGTTTGAGTGGCCGTGGAACCATGTAGAACAGCATGAAGTGATGTCTAAAGGCATTACTCGCTACAGTATGCCTTACGATGCTAAGACTGTGAATATGAACAGCTTCCGCATTAAGCGTGATGAGACGCTGGGCAACCCCACTGTCAAACTAAAAGTACTCAACTATGAAGAATATCTTGACAAGTATAGCGATAGTGAGTATAACTCTAGTGAACAGAACCAAACTCTGCCCCGCTACGTAGTCCGAGCACCGAGCCGTGAGTTCTTGCTAGTGCCTACCCCGGATAAAGACTATGAGTTTGTGTACGAATACTACACAGCTTCGTATGATCTTCAGAATGCAGATGATGTTCCATCCCTCCCTGAACCTTACCGTCATGTCATCGTAGATGGGGCTATGTATTACGCATACATGTTCCGTGGTAACGAGCAAGCAGCTAACATGTCGCAAGCTAAGTTCTCGGATGGTATCAAGTATATGCGTAGCTTGAACATCAACCGCACTGAATACATTCGAGATACACGGGTTTACTACTAATGGCAACAGCGTGGCAGACATTTCCTATTGAGTTTAGAGGTGGTCTCATCTCTAACCTTAGCCCTTTGCAGCAGGGTATGAATGCTGTTGGGTCTGCCACTACGCTGCAGAACTTTGAGCCATCCAAAGAGGGTGGCTATCGTCGTATCAACGGCTACCAGAAGTTCAGCCCTGATGCAGTACCTGGTGTAGGCCCTGTGCTTGGCATTAAGGTTGTGAACCCTGATGAGGCGCTTGCTGTTCGTAGTGATGGGGCTACCTCTAAAGTTTACTACTCTACGGGTTCTGCTTGGACGCTGCTTGCTACAGGTGTATACATCGGTTCTAAGTGCCGCTTTGTTGATTACAACTTTGGTGGTGTTCACAAGATTGCTTTTGTAGACGGTGTTAACTTCCCTGCTATCTTCAATGACACTACGAACACTGTAACTTACATGACTGCACCTGCTGAGGTCGAAGGTGCTGCATTCGTAGCTGTATTCAAAGGCACTACCTTCTACGCCAAAGGCGATAAGCTTTACTTCACTGCACCCTTTAGTGACACGGACTTTAGTGCTGCTAATGGTGGCGGTGTCATTTCTGTTGGTCATACTGTGACAGGTATGATCGTATTCCGTGAACAGCTTATCGTGTTTAGCCGTAACAAGATTCAGCGTATTGTTGGAACTACGATCTCTGACTTTGCTATGCAGCCTATCACGGATAGCATTGGTTGCCTTGATGCTGACACTATCCAAGAAGTTGGTGGTGACATCATGTATCTTGCACCGGATGGTATCCGCCTCCTGAGTGCAACTGATCGTATCGGTGACTTCGGTTTGGATATTGCGTCTGATCCTATCACTGCTGACGTTAAAGCATTCACTACGACTTCTGTAAGCTACGCTTCTATTGTGATCCGTAAGAAGGCACAGTATCGTATCTTCGGCTACATCCCGTCTGAACAAGCAAGTGTAGCTAAAGGTCTTATCGCTACCAAGTTCTCTGCTCAAGGCTCTGAGAACATTGCTTGGGCTACTACCTCTGGCATTAAGGCAAACGTAGCTGACAGCAAGTATACCTCTAACACTGAGACTATCTTGTTTGCCAATGAAGATGGCTACGTGTATGAGTTGGAAGTAGGTTACAGCTTTGATGGTCAGCCTATCGAAGCTATCTATGAATCCCCCTTCATGTCTGTGACTGACCCTCGCACTCGTAAGACCTTCTACAAGCTGACTACGTATCTTGAGCTTGAAGGTTCTATGACTATGAGCCTCAACGTCAAGTATGACTTTGCACGTGACAGAGGTTACACTGTTATCCAGCCTGAGACTGACATTATTCAAAGCTCTGGTAATGCAAGCTACTCCTATGGTTCACCTGGTGCAGTGTATGGTGTTGCACGTTACGGCGGTGTTCTTGATAGTGTGTATGAGAATAACCTTGTAGGCTCAGGCAAAACGATCTCACTCCGCTTCTCCGATAACTCTACCAACCCTTCGTTCTCTTTGGATACAGCAATCCTAGAATACTCTCAGAATGATCGCCAGTAAGGAATACTGTAATGACGGGCTACACTCGAAACGACACAGCCAATAGCATTGACAACGGTAACGTTATTGACGCTGTGGCTCTTGATGGCGAGTTCAACGCTATTGAGGCTGCATTCAATAACACTACGGGTCATACTCATGATGGCACGTCTGCAGGTGGTGCACCTATCACTAAGGTAGGCCCTACGCAAGACGTTACTGTTACGACTGTTGCAGTTCTTCCTAAGACGCACAACACTCTTGATCTTGGTGTTACTGCTAACCGCTTCAAGGGTGGTTACTTTGCTGGTGGCGTCTCTGCTACGGGTGGCTTTACCGGGGATTTGACTGGTAACGTAACTGGCAATGTCACTGGTAACGTTACAGGTAACTTGACTGGTGCAGTTACTGGCAACGCATCGTCTGCTACTGTGTGGCAAACCTCTCGTAGCCTCACTCTTTCTGGTGATGTAACTGGCACGGTTGCTGGCATCAATGGTTCTGGTGATATTGCTATCACTGCTACTGTTGTAGACAATAGCCACAACCACACGTCCTCCACTATCACGGACTTCACCTCTGCTACCCAAGCTGTAGTAGGTGCCATGGTTGCTGGTAACACTGAGTCTGGCATTGCAGTTACGTATGCTGCGGGTAAGCTGAACTTCGATGTAGCTGATCCTACTATCACTCTGACGGGTGACGTTGCTGGTTCGGCTACCATGACAAACCTTGGCAACGTTACTATCACCACTACTGTTCAGCCTAACTCTGTTGCACTTGGCACGGATACTACAGGTAACTACGTCGGTTCTGTATCTGGCGGAACTGGTGTCACTGTTACTGGTGCTGTCGGTGAAGGCTACACGCCTATCGTAAGCATCGGCCAAGACGTTTCTACCTCAAGCAACGTTGCGTTCAACTCTGTGACTACTACTGGTGCTGTCACTGCAGCTAGCCTTGTAGGCCCTGTTACTGGTAATGCTTCTACTGCAACTAAGCTTCAAACGCCTCGGACTATTGCTCTGACGGGTGATGTTGTAGCTTCTGGTTCCTTCGATGGTAGCGGCAACCTCTCTATGTCTGCAGCTATCCAGCCTAACTCTGTGGCTCTCGGCACGGATACTACTGGTAACTACGTTGCTACCGCTGTTGGTGGCACGGGTGTTACGGTTACTGGTGTAGGCGCAGAGAATGCTACCGCTAACATCAGCATCGGTCAGAACGTTGCAACTACTGCAAACGTAACCTTCAATGACATTCATGCTACGGGTTCTGTCCTTGTGGATGGCAACCTTACCGTTACGGGTACAACTACTACTGTTAATACTCAGACGGTTAGCACCAGCGACACCTTTATCATCCTCAACAACGACCTTACCACTGCGCCTACAGAGAACGCAGGCATCACCATTAACCGTGGCACAGGTGCTGACAAGTCTCTGCTTTGGGATGAAGGCAATGACCGCTGGACGGTGGGTAGTGAAATCTTTGTAGCAGGCACTTTCATCGGTGCTTTGACGGGTAATGCCTCCACTGCAACCTCTCTTGCTACTCCTCGTAACATCGGCTTCACTGGTGACGCAACGGGTGGTGCATACTTCAACGGCACCTCTGACGTTACGATTACTCTGACTGTGCTTGATGATAGCCACAACCACATCATTGCTAACGTCGATGGCTTGCAGTTGGCACTTGATGGTAAAGCTGCTTCTACACACACTCATCTTATCTCTGATGTCACTAACCTGCAGACTAACCTGAATAACCTCCAGGCGGGCCTTGACACTAAGGCTAATAAAGCTGGCTCTTCTAGCCAGACTTTTGCAGCTTCCACCTTGACGGCTACTGCAGTTAATGCTTCTACTGCTACGCTTAGCACTTCTCTGTCTGTGCCTACTGCGACTATTACTACAGCTAATGCTACTACCGTCAATGCTACTACTGCAAATGTTACTACTGCAGACTTTGGCGCTTGGACTGTCTCTGAATCTGCTGGTGTACTTTACTTCAAATACAACGGCACTAACAAGATGAAGCTAGATAGTAACGGTAATCTCACTGTTACTGGCGACATTACAGGTTACGGCACTATATAAGATAAGGGCGTAGCAGATGGGTAACACCACCTTGACACCAGAAGAACTTGAAGCTATGCTTGACAGAGCCGCTAAGCGTGGAGCACGTGAAGCTCTTCATGCGCTGGGCTTGCATGATGAAACTGCAGCTAAAGACATTCAAGAAATCCGTAACCTCTTGGCATCATGGCGTGACACTAAGCATAGTATTTGGACTGCTGCAGTGCGCTGGGGAACCGTGGCACTTTTAACATTCATTGCTGGTGCTGTATGGATGCAGCTTGGCAATAAGTAAGGACTAGATAGATGGCTAAACGTTTTGGTGGCTTCA